TGTTTTGTATTGCCATCGTTAAATGCCCTCCCTAAACAAGTCCAAAACATCCTCGGATGTCTTGTCTCTTAATGTAATGGTCTGAAGATCATTGGTAAAGGTTGCGTTAATGAATTCAGGATACTGTGCAGAGAGACCAAGGAGCAAAGACTTGAGTTCTTCCTCATCTGTAAGTCCGAAGATACGAACAGGGCTGATGCCATCTCTTTCAACGCTTTCGTCATAAAGATAAGAGAGATGGAACTCCTTATAGTCATTGCATTTTTCGGCAAATTTGTACAGCGCATACAAAAGCACTCTTGCATCACTCATATTACATTTACTACGAACAAGGTCCTCTTCATCTGTAACATAACCGAAATTAAGAGTTGTTCCAAAGGGCGTATCCGTAATACGCTTATAAGCCTTTACAATAGATTTTGCATCTTTGGGTTTTACATCCAAGGCGGTGAGCATTTCTTCTACGTTGGTTCGCTCATAGTAATAACCAAGCTCAAAATTATTGATATACCAAGCAATTTGAGGATTCTCCATAGCAAGGTTAACAAGCATAAGGCCCAAGGCCGTATCCGTTTCCCAACCGATTTCACTTATCAATTCCGCAAAAGGAGTGAAATGGTTTTTGTCATTTAAGCCAGCATCTCTTAAGAAACGACGAAACATATCATACATCATCGGACCAAGAGAATGCTCGGTAAAGAATTCCTCTTTGAGATCAAAGAACGAAACAAGCCAATCACGCTTAGGCGCATGGTCCGCAAACGAATTTAAGCTTTTCATAGGTTTTCCTCCTCCTTGTGGATGCCGTAATGAATGGAACAAGAGGCATCCACTGTCGATATCATGACACTGATGGCAATTAATGCAGTTTTCGATTTTTACTTTGCTGTCGACAAAACTGATACAGCCCTTTCTGCAGTTTGTCTCGCAAACTCGACAAGCACCACAATATGCGGCTTTTCTGAATACTTGGCGGAACAGTTTTGAAAATTTTGGTTTTTCTTTGCTGATGCTTTCAGGAATAGATACTATATAGCCTTTATCAGTTTCTCGAAAAGTAAATTCGATATATTGGTTTTCAAACTTTACGCTATATCCTTCATCTGTTCTAAGAATGGGGCCAATAGTTTTCATCCATTCTTGCCAATCCGTCGTTGGCTCGATAACCGTAATAATTATGTTTTTATTACTTACATTTTCGATACATCTAAACGGATTTTGCGCTAAATCACGACCGTTGTTGCGGGCATTCCATCCTCCGTTCGTCAAGTAGGAATTAGCTTGTTTGGGATCTTTTGAGTTGTAAGAACTTTTTATATAATCGATATAGCGATCGATTTCGGCAGTATAGCTGTTTCTTCTGAAATAGTCACTTGCTCCGCCGGACATAGGGCAGAATAAGCAGCCCGCTCTTGAATTGCCTTCTTTATATGCGTTGTTAACGTATACATTGTTGGCATAAATATAAAGCCAAATTTCGGCAGACGTCCATTCCAGTATAGGATTGAAACTATGCTGACCTTTTTGCTTTTTTCCTACATTTTCAAATTCATATTTGCTACGAGCAATGCTTTCGTGAGCTCTTACGCCGACAAAATCCATTCCAACATAATCATTTTTGCCGGTAATTTCACGCATTTTTATGGTCTGAGGGGTGCTCTTATGTACGCTACAGCACCAACGTAATACTCTTGCAGGGGGGCCGAACAATTTCCAAGATTCTTCAGGATCAAAGTGTGATTTTGCCACATAAAATGGAATACCTTCAGCTTCGCATTGCTTTCTTGTATGTTCTACAGTTTCATACGTGTCGGGAAATTCCATACCAGTATCACCGAATATTACGACAAACCCATCTTGCGGCAATGCTTTTTTGACTAAATCCAATAAAACCGCACTGTCCTTGCCGCCAGAAAAAGCAACATGGAAAATATCCAACTTCGCCTTATGCTTTTCATATGCCTTTACAATGAGTTTTACAGTTGAATTTTCAATGATTGTAATAAGATCCTTGTTCCTTTCACACATTGCTCGGATATCAACGGGTTGTAACTGATATCCAGTATCTTTACCGAAAAGGACAGATCCGTCCTCACCCCTAACAGGCATCAGTTCCGGTGCGTTATACAAATCCCCACCCTTGGTTTTTGCAATCTGCTTTGCCCGGTACCAATATGTGTTGGCTTCTGCCCACATATACGGTGTTTCGTTTTGATCTTCATAATCCCAATATTGATGAAATCCCAACAGGTTCATTTCAGCCGCATAAACAGGACGCGGCTCTTTTGAAAAATTTGTCGGAGTGGAATTGAGCAACAAACCGCCAGTTGTTTCGTCAAAAGTATATGAGTACATAATTAGTTTTTCCTCTCTCGCAGCTCTTTTGCCCGTTCTACAATACCATCCATATCGGAATATTTACGCTTAGCTGTGTACCCGTTAGAAAAGAGATATGCACCAACACTTTCTGATGTTAGTTCTATATCAGCGCAAGATGCAGCAACTGAAAGCATTTCCTTATATGTCATATTACATGTTTTTTGGGAAATAATTCCTGCATTTTTATCATTGAAATTCATAATATTAAGGCGATACTTTTTACTGAAGCGATAGCAATAGCTTTCAAGAAGGTAATAATTCCAGCTTTGTCCACAGAAAGGGAATAACGCAAAGGTTGTTACGCTTCTTATTGAATTAAAGCTATCGCCAATTAATTCATCTAACACGGAATCAATACTATCAACATCAAAATGCACGAAACGTTCAGCTATGAACTGATCCATATCAACACGAATCATAACATCATATGCAGCTTCCAAGGCATACTGACGATTGGTTCCGCCTGTAAGTTCCATAACCTTTTCAACAAGTTTTGTTAATGAGCACTCGTTTTGATTTTTACAATAAGACTTAATTAAAGAAACAGTACTAATGGTGGATTTTGATAATGTAAGAATTTTTCCGTTTAGATAAAAATTGTTCCAAAGTACTTTATTATAAATAGCAGTGTAAATTGCGGTATTAGATAATTCGTAATTAACTTCTGCAATCGATCCCAGAGGAACATCATTTAAGGGGGCATAGCCTATTGATTCACACGTACTTTGAGCATAAGTGAAAATTGCATCGCTCTCATAATCGGTAATAATAATATTATCTAACAAGGCGTAAGTTCCTTCGGAGTTCCATACGAAATCAATACTGCAGGAGATTGCGTGCTTAATCTTATCTAAAGGGATCATTGGCAAACGCGTGGACATCGTATTGCAAGTAAGAAGAAGTGCATCTCCCCAAATTCGTTTCAGTTCACTGACAATAGCTTCGATTTCAGTAAACTTTTCACCATACGTAAAAAAGTTTTTTCCTACATAGTAATGACACTTGCTCTTACAAATTAGTTCTCTCAGTACTTCTTGTGATAGTATTGAGTGTTCTGACATCCAATCTGCATAGTGGTCGTACAATGAATTATAAAAAATCACTTTGTTGCCATCGTTGACAATACTATCTATAATTGCATCTAATTCCTGGTAAGTTTCTTCGGAAATTATATAAACCCTATCCTCGAAAACAAATCCGGCCTTTATAATTATATTTTTTAACAGTTCATCACTTTCCGGCAACTCAAAATCTTCCATTTCACCAAACTGGCGAAAACGTATGATCTCTATGGGAGAATTGAAACGAAAACCATACCTGTATTTTTTGTTGAGGATATACAGTACTGCGTTGAGATACTTGCTTTCTTGTTCTTCAAACGATGATGTAACATCCTTTTTGTGTTCGATGGAATTTTTATTTTTGCATCTAAACTCAAAGTATTTGTTAATAGCAGCACTAAAACGGTTGTGTTGTTCGGTATTATACTTCTGAAATTGCGGATTTGACTTTATTCGTTCTATGCAAGATTTAAGATCTTTATTGTCACAAATTTCAAATAATCTGCTATGAATAATCCCGTTCTTTATGGCAAATTCGCAAACTATTCTTAATGAAGAAGCGTAGGATTTACATGTAGCGGGAGCGATTGTTGTTTTACTAACCATCCAATCGTAGAAAGCATCTATTGAAAGCGCTTCCAATGCGAAATTATTATTATCCAAAGCATCTGTCCCCCTTACACATACGATCATAGCTTTTGCTTCCTGCAAAAGGAGATTGTAATTTTCGCGGTTATATCTATAAAGCTCGTCTATTACCATAAATATCTTTGCATGGGCTTTCAACTTGGATTCCAAATTGTATATCGTGGCTTCCATTCCGTTTAACTGCATTGATATTCCATTTGTGTTTCTATATATGTCGTCTATAACGATACCGTTGTATATTGCCATATTGCGCAATTGTTCAGAAACACGTTCAATAGCAGCTTTCCTGTGTTCTAATCCAGTATGTACACGAATAGCGGCTTCGTGTAGGATTACTGCCTCATACTTATTCCAAGGTATACGTTCGCTCATAATACTCAATCCAAAATATCTAAAATATCATCGAAAGTACAATTTAAAGTTTTGCATATTTTTGTAAGTGTATCAGTATTAACATTTTCATTGCGAGTCATTTTTTGAATTGTGTATGTGCTTAAGTCTGCAAGAGCAGCTAAATCTTTCTTTTTCATATCTCGATCAATTAACATCTTCCAAAGCTTTTTATAACTAACCATGAAAAACGCCTCCTACAAAGGTATTGTTTTTATAATATACCACTATAATTGTATCACATATATTATAAAAATTCAACAAAAATTGAGTGAAAACACCATATTAAATGCTTTTTTCATTGAACATAGCTATGCTTTGATAATTAACTGATTATGTCCTTGACGTTTCCTCCTTTTAGAGTGATATATGTAGTACCCAAAACAAAGGAGGAAGTCATATGAATTTCATAACAAAAGAAGCATTACAGAGATTACGGGAGGAATACCCGATTGGAGCTCGTGTAGAGCTTACAAGGATGAATGATCCATACTACAGAGTGTTGCTTTCGGGGGAGAGGGGGACTGTGATGACGGTGGATGACATCGGCACCATACACGTTGCCTGGGATTGCGGTTCGTCGCTGGGTGTTGTGTACGGGGAGGATGCTTGCCGAAGACTTGATTATGTGACCGTTACCTGTTACGGTATTGCAAAGGTATGGGATGAGAGAATTGCAGCAATCCGCTTCTATACACTCTGTGCCGAGGAGAGTGACGGATCGGAGAGAGATCGGTATATGAGCATCATATATCAGCTTGTTGACGGTAATATGGTATGTACGGATGGTGAGGAGTCAGAATGAGAAAGAAATATTTCGGAATATGTCCCATATGCGGCGCAGCCTATAATTGTCCTCCGGCACTTTAGAGAGACGGCAAGATACATATTTGCCTTGATTGTGGCATCCGAGAAGCTTTGGATTCTGTCGGTGTTCCCTCAGAAGAGCAAGAGACGATATTGAAAACGATCCGAGATCATTTGCAAAAGAAACAGTTGTTGACATGATTATACCATAGAAACAAGGCAGGTAACCCTTACATTTTTACAAAATCCAATTACATTTTGCTCATACTTACAATGGCAGTCGATTTGTATTGAATATGTTTTCAAAAGTATATATTAGGCGCAATTGATTCATCTATTATGAAACCATGTTGCGGTCTCCTATAGTCATATACTAAACTTTTTCTTATACTAATTTTTTTACTCTATAGAAAAGTTTTATATATGACCATCATTGACTGCAACATGGCGGGGTGAGGTCGCCAATAGTCATTTACTAAACTTTCTCTTATACTTATTTTTTGGCTCTATAGAGAATTTTTATATATGACTATCGTCGACCTCACCCCCTTTGATGCATAAACGGTTTTTATATCGTATAAAACATCGTTTGTGACATCCGGCACCATAACTATTGCATGTGTTGTATCCTCCTTTTATCTATATGGTGCGGTCTCCTATAGTCATATACTAAACTTTCTCTTATTCTAAATTTTTTACTCTATAGAGAGTTTTTATATATGACTATCATCGACCGCACCATTCCTCTATAAAAGCATCTCTGGTATGATATGATACTTTACAGCACTTCTCAAAAACATCACGTTCCCCACGATTTTTCAAAAAGACCATAACTTATACATCGCAATTTTTCAAAAAAAGAGAAAATACGCAACAAATGCAACCAAATGCAACAACCATAGTGTGATATAATTATAATGACAAATGGTATCATATGACGAAATATAGTAATCGACCGTACCATTCCTCCATAAAAGCTTCTTACTCCTAAAAAAGCAAAACTATACCCCGTAATATTTTAATAAGAAAACTTCCAACAAAATAAACAAATTAAACAACCATAGTGTGATATAATTATAATGACAAATGCTATCATATGATGAAATATCGTAAAATCGGAACAAATGGAACAAACAAAACGCCGGTTATATGGTATCATTATAATGGACAACAAAATAGTCCTGTGCTCAATTTAATATCTAAAGCCTGTACGGATCTCCAAATCCGTATGGGCTTTTTTGTTACCTGAAAGGAGGTGAGTTTATGGATAAGACTACAATCAGCGTACAAGAGCTGTCCGCACAGATGGGAATTAGTTTACCGAAAGCATATGAATTGGTGAAGTCAAACGGTTTCCCTACAATACGTATTGGTACACGAATTCTTATACCCGTTGATGCTTATAAGGAATGGCTCGTTAATACAGCGAGCAAAAAGGGGTAAGTGCGCATACCCGGTAGGGGGTGTAAATCTCCGGGACCTTTCACTCGTACAACGGGCGTGGGGCCTCACGCACAAAAAGACAAAAACAAAGGGGGTATTAACCCCTAAATCCAAAACAAACAAAATACAAGGAGAAACAATTATGAAAAACAAGAGAAACTACAATGATTATCTTTCAAGACTCAACGCTTTAAGAGAAGAAATGCTCGGTATTAAGCGTGATCCCACCGCAGCAGATCGCAAAGCCGACGAAGCATACGCCTCCGCATTTTGGGATGCAATGCACACCGGTATGCCTCAGAACGCTCTCAAAAAAGGAAGTGACGGCTCGGGTGGCTTCCTTGTACCGAACACCTTTGAGAAGAAGCTCGTCGAGGGCTTGACACGCAAGAACCTTCTCCGCAGACTCGGTACGGTCATCAAGACCACTAAAACAATGAAGATCCCCAAGGTTGTAGAAGAGGGCTCTGCTGCTTGGATTCCGGAGGGTGAGATCGTACCTATCAGCGAAACAACCTTCGGTGAGATTGTGCTCGGTGCATACAAGCTGGCACATCGCATTCTCGTTTCGGACGAGCTCTTGGAGGACGCCGATTTCAATGTTGAGGAATACATCCGCCATATGTTCGTTTATTCCATAGCCAAGGCTGAGGAAGAGGCGTTTTTTACGGGTGACGGCAACAGCAAACCCGTGGGTATTATCCATCAGGCAGAGGTGGGCAAGGTAATAAACGATGCCGATGCACTGAGCTTTGATGACCTCATCGACCTCATTTATTCCGTTAAGGAGCCTTACCGCAAGAATGCCGTATTCATTCTTTCCGAGGATACCGAGGTGAGATTAAAGAAGCTTGGTCTTTATGACGGCAAGCCTGCTTGGATCAATTCCTTAAGCGAGGATGAGCCCGACACGCTCCTTGGTTATCCCGTATACGTAACCAACGAGCTTCCTTCGGTAGAAGCCGGGGCAAAGCCTATCCTTTTCGGTGACTTCTCTCATTTTTGGATCGGTGAGCGTGGTAAGCGCAGTATTAAGCGTTTGGTTGAACGTTATGCCGATCACGGTCAGGTTGCTTACATCACATCCGAGCGCATTGATGCCAAGCTCGTTCTTCCCGAAGCCATAAAGGTTCTTGAAGTCAAGGCGTAAACCAGCAATCGGGAGAGTAGCCGTGATGGTTGCTCTCCCACCACATAGAAAGGAGTTACAATATGAAACCGCAAGATAAAATTGCAATCGATAACCTTCGCATGGAAGGCAAGTCCGCAGGTGACATCGCCCTTATCCTACATCTTTCTCCCAATACCGTACGTTCGTATATCCGCCGTCATCCCGATATTCCCGGTGCCCGCCGTTGTATGACTTGCGGTGCATTTGTATCGCACTCCACAGGAAGACGTGAGAAAAAGTTCTGCTCGGATAAGTGCCGTATGGCTTGGTGGAATTCTCATCCCGAATCCATAAACCGAAAAGCATATTACAGCCTCGTTTGCGAGGAATGCGGAAAGGAGTTTGTGAGCTATGGAAACAACCGTCGTAAATACTGCAGTCGGGAATGCTACCTTAAAGCACGCAGAGCGAAATCCGTATGATCCATCTGGGCTTATTCTTTATCACACCTCCGCAGCACTTGTAGAAAGGATGGTAAAGCAAGGACTTCTGACGGTCACGGATTATAAGAAAGCTATTGACGTATTAAACAAAAAGTACGGATTATCTTCGAGTAGTTTATTTGCTGAAATCGCTTGACTTTCAGAGGGGTTAGAGTGATATATATAGTACCTTATAAGTAATACATAGGAGGTTATATGGCAAGAAAAATCGAACAAGTACACTTTCCTGAAGTGTTACCAAAGAAAAAGCGTGTAGCTGCATATGCGAGAGTGTCCACAGGTAAGGATGCCATGCTTCACTCCCTCTCCGCACAGGTCAGCTATTACAGCAAAATGATACAAAGCCATGGTGATTGGGAGTATGCCGGAGTATATGCGGACGAAGCCTTGACAGGCACAAAGGATAACAGAGAGAACTTTCAAAGGCTCCTCGCAGATTGCCGAAGCGGAATGGTGGATATGATCATAACCAAGTCTATATCGCGCTTTGCCAGAAATACCATAACTCTGCTTGAAACCGTTAGAGAACTGAAGAGTATGGGAGTTGATGTGTATTTTGAGGAACAGAACATTCACACCACAAGTGCTGATGGGGAACTGATGCTTACAATTCTTGCAAGCTATGCCCAGGAGGAAAGTCTCTCCGCAAGTGAGAATCAGAAATGGAAGGTCAGAAAGCAGTTTCAAGAGGGTAAGATAATGAATGTCCGCAGAATGTTCGGTTACCGAGTAGTAAAAGGGAACCTTGAGGTTGATGAAACTACCGCACCTATTGTACGAGAGATATTCCGAAGAGCAGCAGATGGAGAAAGCTTTGGTGCCATTGCCCGTGATCTCAACAACAGATGCATCAGGGGTACCAACGGAGGTGAATGGAAGGCGAGCCGTATCGCTGCCTTGCTCGGAAACGAAAAATACTGCGGTAACGCCCTTTTGCAAAAGAAGTACCGTAATAACCACTTGGAGAAAAAAGAACTCCGCAATACCGGAGAACTTCCGATGTATTATGCAGAGGGAACTCACGAAGGTATCATTGATGAAGAACTGTTTTGTGCCGTCAGAGAGATCCTGCAAAGGAACACACAACGTATATCCGAGCATACTCCTTGTGAGCGCAGCATCTTTTCCGGGATGATAGTTTGTGAGAGTTGCGGAAGACATTACAAGCGTATTACAAACAACGGCAGAAAAGCCTGGAACTGTGCTTCATATCAGGAGAAGGGTAAAGATGTGTGCACATCAAAGCAAATCCCCGAGGAAGAGCTATTTCGGCTTGCATCTGAGGTGCTCGGTGTTACGGAACTTACGCCGAATGCGTTTTTTGATAGGATAACGGCAATTACAGCCACAAAAGAAAACACTTTGATATTTCACCTTGCAGGCGGAGAAACATCCGTTAAACGATGGAAACCGCGTTCTCGCACCAATGGTTGGACATATGAAATGAGAGAGGCGGCAAGGCAGAGGGCTTCGGAAAGGAGAACACAAAATGGCTAAAAACGTAACCGTAATACCCGCCACACGAAATTTACATACGGGAATATCCACAGCATCAAAAACAAAACGGAAGGTTGCGGGATATGCCCGTGTGTCCACCGACAGTGATGAACAGTTCACAAGCTATGAGGCACAGGTGGACTACTACACCAATTACATCAAAAGCCGTCCCGAGTGGGAGTTTGTTGAGGTCTATACGGACGAAGGCATATCCGCCCTCAATACAAAAAAGCGTGACGGTTTTAACCGAATGGTATCCGATGCCCTAAACGGCAAAATCGACCTCATCGTAACCAAGAGCGTGAGTCGCTTTGCCCGCAATACCGTGGACAGCCTTACCACCGTCCGTAAGCTAAAGGACAAAGGCGTTGAGGTGTATTTTGAAAAGGAAAATATATGGACGATGGACTCCAAGGGTGAGCTGCTCATTACCATAATGTCATCCCTTGCCCAGGAGGAAAGCCGTTCCATTTCCGAGAACGTGACCTGGGGACAACGTAAACGATTTGCCGACGGCAAGGTCAGCATGCCGTATACACAATTCCTCGGTTACAGAAAAGGAGCAAACGGTCTGCCCGAAATAGTGCCGGATGAAGCGGAAATAGTACGGCGCATATACCGAATGTTTATCGAAGGCAAATCCGCAAATTACATTGCAAGACACCTTACCTCCGAGGGTGTTCCCACACCGGGAAAAAAGAAGGTGTGGCAAACGAGCACCATAGAGAGTATCCTTACAAACGAGAAATACAAGGGGGACGCACGGCTTCAGAAGAAGTTTACAACGGATTATTTAACAAAAAAGATGAAGGTCAACGAGGGTGAGGTTCCTCAGTATTACGTGGAGAACAGCCACCCTGCAATAATAGATCCGGCAGAGTGGGAGATGGTTCAGGAGGAGATCCGCCTACGTAAGCACGCACCGAAACGTACTTCTTGTAATAGTCCTTTCTCGGGGAAGGTCATATGTGGGGATTGCGGAGAGTGGTTCGGTCCCAAGGTGTGGCACTCAAACGATCAGTACCGCCGTGTGATATGGCAATGCAATCATAAATTTAAGGGAGAAGAGAAATGCTCAACACCGCATTTTACAGAAGATGCGCTCAAGGAGTATTCCATCATTGCATTGAGCTTTCTAATTGAAAACCGTGAAGCCTTAATTGAGGATGGAAGACTTATAAAGAAAACTCTTTCCGATCATACTGAAATTGATGCCGAGATAAGAGCGGTCACGGAAGAGATTGAGATTGTTACACAGATGATAGAAAAAGCCATTACCGACAATGCGATAACGGCTCTTAACCAAGAGGAATATACTAAAACCTATGAAAGCCTTACCGAACGTTATGAGTCTTTACAGAAGCGTTATACGACTCTTACACGTAAGATGGAAGAAAAGAAATACAAGGCGGGCGTTCTCAGCGGATTTTTGTTTGAGCTTTCCGAGCTTGACCTCCTTGACACCGAATGGAGCGACAGCCGTTTTCACGCCATCGTAGAGCTTATAACCGTTCACAATGACGGAAGGTTTGTGTTCACATTCCGAAACGGATGCGAGGAGACAGTGATGATGTAATAATTTAACCACGTCACCGGACGCGCATATGAGTGTCCGTATTTCATTTTAGGAAGGGTAGTATGGTTGAGTAGAGGTTGCAATATATACAAATGCCCCCTGGAGTCCAAAAGCTGATTCCGGGGGGCTGTTATTCGCAACTTAGATATTTCCCTTTATGAAATATACTGCTTAAGCCATGACGGCATCTTGGGGTCATCAATACTCCAGGATTCTACAACCTCCTCGCCTTCTTCCCATGTGCTTTCATTACCGTCGAATACTTTTTGACGATGACATTTATATTTGATAACTTCGTCTCCTTCAAGACGATATTCGTTCCAATAGTAATTTTGCTTGCCGTATCCATTCCATTCCTGTGTTGCGTAAATAGTCATAATATACTCTCGCTTTCTGAGACACTTTAGTCTCTGTATATTTTTTGATTTAAAATTTGCAAACATCCAATTTCCCACTATGAACCTTTTTGTGGCAATCGTGACAGAGTGAAATAATGTTATCTGCTGAAGCCGCCCCCAAAAATTGATGGTCGAATATGTGGTGTCCTTGGACTTTTTGCTTTGAACCGCAAGCTTGACAGGTTTCATAATCTCTCTTACGTCCTGCCTTTTGAGCCTTGATGTGTGCTGAAGATCTCTTTGCCATACCATTAACCTCCAATTCTTTTTCTAATACCGCCTTGTATAAGCGAACCTACATTTGTTTTTAATCCACTGGCTATCGTCCCCCTTCCGTTAGGTGCGTATTTTGCTTTCGCTTTCATAATATCTTTAGATATTTGTGCTGCTTGATTTTGTGTAAGATCCGAAATTACTGCAACTACAGCTCTATCTTTCTTTCCAGCCATAAATAATTACCCTCCTTAAAAATTGGTGATTTTCACACCATTTTCTGTTTCTACCTCAACAGTATTACGACCATAACCAATTGTGGTGATATGTTCAGTGTCAATCCAAATACCAGAGGCATCTTTTCCGAGCGGGATAATGTCCACCTCGCCACTGATTCGTTCTACAGCAACGAACTCATTTGTAATGCTGATAACTTTGTCACCGTCTTGTAAAATGTTGATTCTCATTTTTGACCTCCTTATTCATCGCAAGTGGAACTTAATGCGCCTCCACCTATAGCGCAAAGTAACAATATAATGTCATCTACCGGTCCGGGGCAGAAATCCAATGGTGATACAATGTAAATAACAAGTAGTACCACCAACATACCTTTAA